TAGGCCATTCTTAACTATTCGATGCCACTTCTTTTTTCCTGATGTATTTCCGGGACTAGGAAAATTTCCTAAATATCCAGTATCAACATAATAGTAATCTCTTTGTTGATCGATACATTTATAAATGTGATCTTTTTTAATCACACCCCTAACAACTAAAGGCCTTGATTGATCCTCGCTATCAGCCGTAACAATATTACCAGAACCTATAGATAAAAAGTTTTCTATCGAATCATCGTTCATTTTCTAACATCTCTTTAGCTTTGCCGTTTCTTAACTCACTAACATGGAATTGACCATATGCAAGGTGGCATCCCCATGCATATAATTTATCGTGATCTGGATAATATGGAGTTTCTATTTTGCTTAGGTCTTGTAGTGTTACAGGACTAGCAGCATGTGTTGGCGATAGCGTAAATGCAGGAACACCATGAAACACACTTTCGATAGCTGCGACACTGTTAAATGTTACTAATGCAAATACATCGTCGTCTAGTGCTTCTTGTAATGTGTTATGAACTACCCTATCTATCCGCTGCTTGGCCCTATCTCTTACTTCAACAGGCCTGTCTGTATATTTTTTAATTTCGTTGACTGTATCTTCGACCCACTGATCTAATTCTAAACCATAGTATTTCATAGGTTTTTCGTCGGGTTTTGCGATTAGTATTTTTCTACCGTTCTTCTTCCAGGGATTAAATTTTTTATTAAAATGTTTAAATCTATCATCGGGTCTTGCTATAATATCGTGATGCTGTAGATCATTTTTAACGATACGATGCCAATATTTCCAACCGTTAGGATTTGATTTAGTTATTTCGTTACCGAAGTATCCAGTATCTACATAGTAAAACGTTCTTCCTATTTTGAGACATTTTTTTATGATTCTTTTTTTAAGAATGCCCCTTAACACTATAGGATCTGTTCCTTCTTCGGGATCGAATCTTGCAGGATCGACGGTTTTCTCGCCACACCCTGCTGCAAAAAGATTTATATAATCGTCCTCGTTGCCTTTGCTAAGAAATACCCATTTGCTCATTTTAACATTTCTTTAAGATATTTTTTCCAGACTTTATGATAGTCGCATCTGCGATAGTCTTTGAACCAAGGTCCGCCTTCGGTATAATGCAATGCCTTAGGAGAACCGTCTTTAGGTTCTTCATACCAACCAACTAACCAATTCCACTCCGGAGCTAGTTCTCCAATTTCTGAATCTTCAAGCCACTGGAATCTGTGCAGATATTGTCCAGTTTGTGAATTAACAACATCTGGTGTAATTTGTTTATTAGAAGGATGGCCGCAGTTCCACAGAATTGTAGAACTCCAATTTTTTCTTGGATAAGGTAATTGTTTACAACCGTCCATCTTTAGGCCTTCTTTTGGCGTATAATCATGTTTGACTACCATAACAGCATATTGATCATCTGCTTGATCGAACAATTTTTTGACATCATCAACAAATACAAAGTCGCAGTCTACAAATACTGCCCAGCCCTTGTAATCTGCCAAATACGGTGCTAAGAATCGTGTAAATGTAAATTCTGTAGAACTTAATGGATCAGCGGCTCGTGTATAAATTCCAGCTTCTCTTAATTCTTTTTGTTTTAAAGGAATAACTTCAGCGTCCGGTTGATGTTTTAATATACTGTATTCGCATACTTGATATGCAACATCTTCTCTAATATCATAACCTACGAATACTTTCATTTTCTTTCTATATCCTCTTCGTCACAGGCTTCGCCGTATTGTATCTCTACGATCTTTACCGGATAATCATAAGGGTTTGTTAATTGATGCCATTCTTTAACAAGGATATCTAATTGATCATGTTTTTTAAGCATCACTGGCGGTAATCGATAACCGCCGGGCATATCTCTGTTTACATCGGCATTACCGTCACTCACTATCCAAAACTCGGATCTTTTAAAATGCCGTTGCATACTTAGACTCTTTCCTGGATCAACTGTTAGCTCTTTAACTTTCATTCCAGGAACCTCGTGAAGCACACGATAATATCCCCATTGCCGTTCTGTTTTAGGAGCTTTCCATTCTTCTAATATCCAAGAACTAGAATTCATTTTGTTTTCTCCGCCAACGCCGAACACAAATTCTATATTGTCTACATCGGTATCCATTTCCGGAATATTTTCTTTAGTTCTATCGCCGCCGTTAGCAAAAACAATTTTATAATCGGGCCATGTTTGGCGACATAATTTAATAGCATGTTTAGCACTATTGTCGTCGTCGTTAAATTCTATAACAAAGTCAACATCTTTTAAATTTTTAACTATAGTCATGCGTTCGTGAAACGGCATAAACGACCTGCCTTTTTTACGAACAAGCCATTGATCAGAATTTATTCCTACAACTAATATGTCGCCTAGTTGTTTAGCAGATTTAAAATAAGAAATATGACCGGAATGTATTGGGTCAAATCCTCCAGTAACCAAGACAAGTGTTTTCATACAGATATTTATCTACCCAGATAATGGTAAATATCGAAGTTGGAGGAATGATGGAACTAGAGCTAGCAAAAAAAATATGTAGGATCGAACAACAAAAAGAATTAGCTAATTCTGTTGGAATGACCGAATGGGCAAAATATTTAGACGAAGATCAATTCTTATTAGAAAAAATAGAAATTTTTAATTTATTGAATCTTAATAAACATACAAATCTTCGAGTATTAGACATCGGTGCAGGATTAGGACATTTTGGTTCTCTATGTCAGTATCATGGGCATCAATACCTAGGAACATCTTTTGGCAGAACTTCGAACACACTAACTCCATTCCACAAAGATGCAAATTTAGAAATATCCGAGTGCGGAATATTTCCTAATTATGAAAAAAAAATTCCCAAGGGCCCCTGGGATTGTATCGTAATGATAAGAACAACGTTCGAATTAAACGAGGAATGGTCTTCCGATGATTGGAAAGAATTATATCATATTTGTATGGAAAATTTAAAATCCGGAGGTCAACTTTTTATAAAAAGTAATCTTGCTGTTGAATTAAAAAGAAAATACGGAAGATTAGAAACTCAATGTTGGCAAAGAATGATGGAAGCATTTCCTAACAAAAGCCCATTACCACAATGGAGTTGGGCCACATGGCACTGGATTAAAGAGTAGCGTCTTCTAGGCCAGAGACTCTGAGTTTTACAATATTACTTAGATGCCATTGTTTTTGGTCTAAGGCTTTGATAATGCCTAGCCATTTATTTCTTAATAGGGCAAAGTCGTTGATAATTTTCTCAAAATCTACAACGTCAGCCTCGCCTTCTACAAACTTTTCACAGTCTCTAGAGCTTAACTGACGTTGATAATTTTCAAGATACTTGCGGAAGTGTTGACTACGAAGTCTACGAAGTTCAATGTTAAGATATTCAAGGATGCCTTCAATTTCTTGAAGTTGATTAAAACGATTTTCCACGATACCTGGCATCTGCGCAGAAGCTTTCTCGATATTTCCCGCTATACGGGTATCTTGTTTTGCTTGAATTAATTCAGCTTCATAATAGGCCACAGCATCGGGAATATTGCTTATATCTTTGCTAACCTTGTCATACCAATTCATTTATTCCTCATCTTCGTATCTATCGTAGTCATCATAATCTTCTTCAATCTCTTCGCCGTCGATCGAATAATTTATAGCATCATCGAGATATGGGTCAACCCCTAAAAGATTTTCTAATACCGTATCCTTGATACCATAATCAAGTAACGTATTAACAAAATCATATGCTACGTCTTTTCTAGCTTTTTCTGGAATATGCTCTACTACAGAATTCCAAAGGTCGGCGATTAAATCATCTTTCATTATTGGGTCTCCGTTTCAGGTTCAACTGTAGTAGTTATCTCAGAAACAGATTTTTCGCCATGATTTGAAATGTCAGACATGACTTGATCTAAACATCCACCTTCATTGCGTTCCCACTCTTTGCGATAGAATTTAAGAATCTCTCCATCACTAGTTACATAAGAAAGTCTATTACCGTCTTTCTTAAGCATACCTTTACCTTCAGCAAGATCAACTAATCCGGAATACGGATTCATACCGGTTTCATAAGGGATCTTAACTTGAACACTCTCAAACGGTTTAGCGTAACGAGTTTTCATGATTTTACAAGCGGCCCTGATACCTTTGACTTCTGAAATCTTATTACCATCTTCATCTTCTTTGAGCTTGAGTTTTTTCATAGCTACAACGATAGAACTTGCATAAATGAAACCTTGACCTCCGGAGATCTTGTCATCTGGATCGAACATATCTTGTGAAGCGTATGTGTGATTAGTAGCTACTAATCCAACATTAGCTGAACCAAACATGTTTACACAGTTACGAACAAGTGCTGTCAGTGCCTTAGGCTTACGACCCATGTCACCTTTCAAGTCACCTGCTTCGAACTGATTAACATCCGTCGGAGTCAATAACATTCCTAGCGAGTCGATAATGAATAAGACCTTAGGACGATCTTCTTCAACCATTGCTTTATATTCGCTCATAAACTCGTTGATAGTTTTAGCAACGTCGTCGATCATTGCCATATTGAGTTTAAGAAGTTTTTCTTCGCTAGTGTCTACACCTAGTGCATGTAACCACGCTTCGTCGAGTGCGTTTTCACTGTCGACTAGAACGACAAATATTCCTTGTTCCTGTGCGTGACGAACAAGGTTACCTGAACAAATATAAGATTTACCTGCGCCAGATTCACCGGCAAATACAGTAACCTTGCCTAGCGGAACACCTTTGTGGAAGTCGCCGCTAATCAAATAATTCAAGGCATAATTACCTGTAGAGACCCAATCAGTTGGATCATTAAAACCAATACTAAGCCCTTCTATACTCTTAGTGATTGATTTTCTAAATTTAGAAACATCAAATGCTTTTGCCATATTATTATCCTGTAATGAGAAGAACTCGAGCGTAAGAACTATGTCTCAGAGGCTCGAGCCGTGTTACCTATTATTGCTGACGAGCGCGAATCTTTGCAAGAATGTCTTGTGCTCTTGATGCGCTTTCAGTAGGTGCAGCCGCTGGTGCTGCCTTAGGTGCAGCCGCAACTGGTGCTGGTTCGTCGTCGACCTGATCATCTACAGGAGCAGCTCTTGTGGCTGCTTTGTTAGGATCGCCTGTGGCAGCACTCATACCTGCTGGTTTGAAGTATTGTCCCCAACGTTCCATGTCGTAGGCCTCGCCATCGACTGATGCTTCAAACATTTCCTTCATTACCTTAAGCTCAACATCGGTTGGTTTCTTAGGTAGGAAGTCGCTTAGATTGAACAAGCCATGAGCATCAATGCCTGCAGTTTCAGCATCAGTTAAAGAACGCTCACGACGGCTCCACTTAGAAGTAGAGTAATCGGCGAAACCACCTTTGCTAGTTTTAGCAATGCGGAAATCAACTCCACGCATATAATCAGTTGGCAATTCTTCCAACTCTGGATCCATCAATGCTGAACGGATAATTTGATAAATCTGAGGACCGATAATGAATCTACGGATAGGATTATCTGGTGTTGTATCTTCTTTTAAAGGATCTTCAACAACGAAACCCTGGAAGATGTATGAACGCTTCTTCCAATACTTACGACCCATTTCCTCAAGGCTCTTGTCTTTGAACCAACCACGAACTTCTGAAAGGATTGGACAAACTGAACCATCGTTATACATCTCAACGCAGGGAACCTGCACTTGAACTGGACGTGAATCTGTTTCGCCTTTTACTCCTGCAAACGGCAATTTAATCATTGCTCGTTCTACCCAGAAGAATGTATTGTTTGGATTGCCGTCAGGTAAGAAACGAACTACGGCTTCTTTGCCTTCCTGCATGTTCCAATGTGGGTAAATTGCGTTGTCGCCACCGCTGGTGGAGTTTCCTGAAGATTTGTTTTGTGCTTCTTGAAGTTTAGCACGAATTTCTGCTAGTGTTGCCATTTTATAGCCTCCTTATGCCTTAATGTAAATGACTTTGTATGCCTATCGCATAACAACTATTATGCGCTTTTTATTTAGCAAGGTCAATGATATTTGTGAATTATTTTTTGCCAAAAGAAAAGCGGGTCATGCCCACTTTTCTTTATACTTCAAAAGTGCCAACTGTCTAGCTAAAAACAGTCTCCATTTTACGTATTCCGAAAGATCATCGTCTACATCTTTGTTTTTGACTATCTCTGGTCTACGATAACCTACATATATACTGTCTTCAACTTCGACTTCTATGTCTTCGTCACCGACAGTTAAGTAGACAGTATGAAGATTACTTCTTAGCAGGCTCGGCTTTTTTGTCAGCGGCTTTTGTGTCGCTTTTAGCGGCTGGGGCTTTAGCGTCTTTAGCTGGCGCTGCTGGAGCGGCTGCTGCTGGCTTGGCTTCTACCTTCTTTTCTTCTTTCTTAGCTGGTTCTGCTGCGAAAGCTGATACTGCAAACAATGATGCTACTAATGTTACGATTGATTTCATTTGAAATCTCCTTTTAATATCGCAGACAAAATTATCTGCGTATATATATAACGTTTTTACTCAAAGGAACGTTGACATCTTGAAAAAGAAAAAGGGCACCAAAGTGCCCAATTTCACTGCTACGAACAATCTTATAAGCCTGCTAGTTCTCTAACTCTTGCCAATTCTGCCAATTCTGGATTATGTTCTGTGGTCTGTTGAGGTGCCATACGCTCTACAAACTTACGAGCTACATTTTCAGCCTGTTCACCAAATTTCTTGCCTACCATTGTGCAAACGCCTTCTGGTCCTTTGGGGAATGTGCCTGTTTCTTTATCATAGAATGAATGGATAAATTCGGCCAATTCTTTAACGCCCATTTGTTTGCGTTCCTCTGGATCGTCGCTGGCCATTTGTGGTTGTTCTTCTGGTGCCGCTGCTGGTTCTGCTGCAACTTCTGCGCCTGCTTCTGGTGCTGCTGGTTGCTCTGCGCCTGCTTCTGGTTCTTCTACATAATCACCGAAATCTAATTGCTCTAGAACTTCCGGAGCATTTAATTCTAACCAATCTTTGATTAATCCTCTGCAACAGCTATCTGGATCTTCTGATGCCTGTGCTTTGATTCTTTTGTATAATTCTGGATCTTCGATGATGCCTTTTAGGCTTTCGATGGCATTTTGACCATCAACACCTGCAGGAAAATGCTGTCCTACTAACTCTTGAAGTTCTTTGATAGCAGTTCCTTGCTCTTCTGGATCTTCAGAGGTTAT